ACGCGGCGGAGCTGTTCCGACATGCTCTGACGAATCGGATTCCCAACCTGGACGCTGCTTTCACGCACATGAAGTACGGGGAAGTGGCCGACACGGCTGAGAAGCTCCAGAAGGACCAGGAGATCACCGACGCTAAACGCGACGCCACGAAGGTGGCTAGCGGCAGCGGCACCCAAGCGGGGGCCGTCGTGTCGGAGGGTGGTTCCGATGGGAAGCCGTCTACGTTGAGGGAAGCCTTCGCTCTCGCTAAAAAACAACACGGCACCTAACAAACCCTTAGGGGGGTGAGAAACTTATGGCTGGCAACAGCAACTTTGATGAGATTCTCTCCACCACGCTCAGGAACTACGTCCCGAAGCTGACAGATAACATCTTCAGCGCAAGGCCGCTGTTCTACGCTCTGACGAACGGCCAGACCATTCGTCGGATCAGTGGTGGTTCGCAGATCATCGTCCCGATCATTTACGGGACCAACTCGACCGCTGGTTCGTACAGCGGCACGGATGCTATCGACACGACTGCTCAGACTGGCATTTCTGCCGCTGAGTACGACTGGGGACAGTACGCGGCCACGGTGACCATTTCGGGCATCGAGGAAGCCAAAAACAACGGTGAGGCTCAGATCATCGACCTGCTGGAAGGCAAGATTTTCCAGACGCAGGAAACCATCATCGAGAACATGAACACCATGTTCTGGGCTGACGGATCGGGCAACAGCAGCAAGGACTGGAATGGGCTGGCGCTCATTGTCGGTGGCACGGGCGTGACCCTTGGTGGGATCGACCCGACTGGCTCAGGCAACTCGTTCTGGAAGTCCACTGAAGTCGATCAGAGTGGTGCGATCACTATAGCCAGCATGGCTAACATCTATAACACCATTTCGGTTGGTAACGACCAGCCGACGATTGGCATGACCACGCAGGCTTTGTACGAGAAGTACGAGGCACTCTTGGAGAGCCAGATTCGGTACACGGATACCGACATGGCTGACGGCGGGTTCCAGAACCTGCTGTTCAAGGGCTGTCCCGTGACCTTCGATGATGCGTGTTCCTCAGGTCAGTTCCTGTTCCTGAACACCAAGTACCTGCAACTGGTCGCTCACAGCGACGTTTGGTTCAAGCCAACGCCGTTTGTGCGTCCGACTAACACGGATGCGGTCTTCTCGCAGTTGCTTTGTTACGGCCAGCTCACATGCAGCAACCGTGCCCGACAGGGCTTCATGCACTCGGCCACCTGATCTTGATGGGACGAGGGTTCGCATACGCGTACAAGGCGGGGCAACGCCCTTACGGGCAGCCCGCCGGTGGTTTCCGTGATTCTTCGCCACGCCCCCAGACTGTGGGTCCGTCGCGGAACATTCAGCGGATGCAACCGATAGCGCCCAGCGTTCCCGAACCTGAGGTCAGCAAGTGCAGCTCTCTGACTCGCGACGGGGCGCCCTGCAAGGGGCGTCCCGTCGGGGGCGGAGACCTGTGCGTCTTCCATTTGCCTAAGGAGTAGTTGTGGACATTTCGACCATGCGGTCGTATGTCCGCTCAGTGGTCGACATCGACTCGTCGGACATTTCCGACGACGTGATGAACCGCTTCCTGGGTGAAGCCTATGACGTGATCGTCTACTCGGAGAAACGCTGGCCGTTTTTCGAGGTTGCGACCACGTTCGACACGGTCCAAGACCAGAAGGACTACACGCTCGCTGTGGTCGGGGCGTCGGTCACGAACGGGTTGCGTGAAATCGCCGCCCTCAGGACCGACAATCATGTTCTCGAATACATCGGCCGTGATGACGGCGACGTTATCTACCCGTTGGATAGCAATACCAGTGGTAGGCCGTGGTATTGGTCGTACTGGGCCACCTCGGTGCGCCTGTACCCGACACCGTCATCGGTGGACACCATTTATGTCCGCGGGTACGAAGACCCCGCAGCTTTCGGTGCGGGATCGTCCGACGCCACAGAGCCGTCGGACCTGCCGACACCGTTCCACATGGTTCTCGCCACTTACGGGATCGCCCGCGCTTACGAGCAGCAGGAAGACCCGACGATGTCGGCGCAATACTTTTCGATCTTCAACCAGGAGTTGGACAACCTGCGTGCCCGCTACGAGGACATGCCGGCCGCCCAGCCGGTCAGGTTGAACAGTCGCAGCGTGTCACGGTGGATGTCCCAGTCGTACATGCCGAACCGGTTGCGTTACTCCTGGGAGCTGTAGGTGGCCTCCACCACTTGGAAGCTTGAGGCCCTTGAGGCTTTCACGGGTGGGCTGAACCTTCGCTCCGACCAGTTCAACCTGGCGGAGAACGAATCACCAGATCTGCTCAACGTCCTCGTCGACCCGCGTGGCGGGATTCGCCAACGCGACGGCGTGGACCGTAGGAACACCACGGCGTTGAGCGCCGACATTCAGGGCATCTGGGCGTTGCACACTGACGCCGGCACCAATCAGGTGATGGTCAACTACAGCACGAAGGTCGCCCACAGCGCGACGGCGAACTTCACCGACCTGACTGGTATCACGGCCCGCACCGACGGTAGCCGCGTGTACGGGGTGACGATGAACAACGTCGCCTACGGCGTGTCTTACGACAAGGTGTGCTTCAGGTGGGACGGGACGACAGCAGCCGACCTGGGGGTCACGTTCGGGTCAGGCGGCAACATGCCGCAGGCCCAGTACATCGCAGCGTGGAACAACTTCGCGTGGGTTGCCAACACCTACGAATCGGGGACAGCGCACAAGTACCGGTTGCGGTGGTCGAACGCCAACGATCCTGAAACTTGGACAGCGGCCGACTACGTCGACATCGACAAGGGAGACCACGGCGACTACATCACGGGCCTGTGCCCGATGGGTGACCGCCTGCTGGTGTTCAAGTCGAACAGCGTGCATGCCGTGTTCGGCTTCGATTCTGATTCTTTCCAGGTTGTGACGTTGAGCAACGATGTCGGGTCGGTTCCGTTATCGTCGCCGGTAGCGACCCCCTACGGGGTGTTCTTCTGGTACGCCGACCAGGGCGCCTACCTGTACAACCGTGAGGGGTTCGTCTGGATCTTCGACAAGGTGTCGCCGGCTGTGGACGACGGTCGGATCTCGTTCGCCACGAACCCGCAGCTCGGATGGGGGAACAACAAGCTGTACGTTTCGGTCGACTGGACGGAGGCCGGCGCGACGACCCGTCGGACGTTGATCTACGACCCGACGATTGCCGGTGGGGCCTGGGTGACGACCGACATTGACGCTGCGGCCATGTATTCGTATCGGCCGCCGAACGATTCCTCAACCGTTTACGGGGCGTGCGTCGCCAACACGGGCGTGTTGATCGACGTTGAAGACGAACAGAACCGGTCCACGGACAGGTACGGGTCGTCTGCGGAAACGCACATTTCGTCGTATTTTGTTACACGGTGGGTGTCGGGCAAGAACCCGATTGTGAAGAAACGGTGGGGGAGGCCCCGTTTGGTGACTTCGGCTGAGGCGACCATTTCGTTGCCGGTCTCCATTTTCAAGGACTACGACAAGTCTGCCGCCACTGGCAGTTTCAATGTGAGCATCGAGGGGAAAACGTCTACTTCGCTGTGGGGGACGGCCAAGTGGGACGACGCCGACGATACGTCGCCGTATTGGGCTGCGTGGGATGCGATCTCGCGTGATCTCACTGCTGTGGTGTTGAATCTGCCCACACTCGGGACAGCGAAAGCTGTAAGTGTGAAAGTAAGCGGCCCGACTTCTAACAACCATTGGGAAATGAACGCCTTGGCGTTCGCCTACACACCAAGGAGACTCAGATAAATGGCAACACTGGCTGTTACTAACTCGTTCTCCGCTGGGACGACCATCGTCGCAGCGGACATGAACACCAACTTCGACGACATCGAAGCGTTCGTCAACACCACCCCTGGGGTGATCCAGAACAGCTTGGTCGATGCCAAGGGCGACATCATCGCCGCTACGGCCGCAGACACTGTGGGCCGACTGGCGGTGGGCACTGACACCTATGTGCTGACCGCCGATTCGGGCGAGTCAACGGGTCTGATCTGGGCAGCTCCCACGACTGGTGACGTGACCGGCGTGGCCGCCGGCACGAACATCGATGTCGCGTCGGCCTCAGGGCCGGTTCCGTCGGTGGCTTTGGCAATCGACGCTGCTGTTGATGTCGGGGTCGACGGCACGGGCGTTGACGTAAGTTTCCACACCACGGCTTCTGGCGACCTCATGCTTTGGGACGCGTCTGATAAGGCGCTGGAGTTCACGGATTCTAAGATCACGATGGGCGACAACCTCATCGAAACACCAGAGTTGATCGACTACGGCGAAACGGTCAACGCCATCGGCGCCACGGGTGGTGGCACGCAGTCTCTCAACATTGCGTTAGGCAATGTGCAGACAGCGACGGTTGATACGTCAACGAATACGTTCACGTTCGACAATCCGTCACCTGACACTAAGTCGTGTTCGTTCACTTTGATCCTTACGAACGGTGGGTCGCAGACGGTGGTTTGGCCCACGGAAGTCCAATGGGCCGGTGGAACGGCCCCGACACTTACTGCATCGGGTAGAGATGTATTGACGTTTATGACGATTGATGAAGGTGCCGCGACTTGGTATGGGTTCGCTGCTGGACTAGACATGTCAGTACCTTCGTAACATGCCTCTTGGTGCGGCTAAAGCCGCGTTGTTTGGTGCTGCTGGTTCTGGTGCGGTGGCCTACGCGGGCTACTTCGCCGGTGGGAACAGCGGCATCACCACGGTAGACCGGTTCCTGTTCGCCGACGACTCCCGTACCACGCTGGGCACGGGCCTGTCGGTTGGTCGCAGAGGGGGTGGTTGTTTCGCTAACGCAGGCGTTGCGGGCTACTTCGCCGGTGGGAATACCAGTGGCGCTCCCGACACACGCCATACCACGGTGGACAAGTTCGCGTTCCCCGACGATGCCCGCACCACGTTGGGCACGGGGCTGGCGACCGCCTCAGACGGCATGGCTGGCATGTCCAACTCGGGCACGGCCGGTTACGTCGGTGGCGGCTACTACCCCACCACCTATACGGATGTGGTTGAGAAGTTCGCGTTCTCCGACGATGGCCGTACCACGCTTGGCACTGGCCTGTCGGTTGGGAGGGGGGCTATCCAAGGTACGGGCATGTCCAACTCGGGCACGGCCGGTTACATCGCGGGCGGTTACGCGACCAGTGCGGGGTCCGCTGTGGTTGACAAGTTCGCGTTCTCCGATGATTCACGGTCCACGCTGGGCACCGGCCTGACGGCTGCGGCATGGGGATTGTCTGGCTTCTCCAACAGTGGCACCGCTGGCTACATCGCCGGTGGGTATACGGGTGCAGCAAGGCTCGACCGTGTTGACAAGTTTGCTTTCTCCGATGACTCGCGCTCCACGCTGGGCACCGGCTTGTCAGCCACCCTCTACAACGTGGCGTGCATGGCGAACAGTGGCACCGCTGGCTATGTGGGCGGCGGCTACGGCACGGGTGCCGTCTCCACGGT